CTAGCTCTCGGGGTCTGCGCGGTGTCTGCCCTCTGCGGGTGGCTGCTCTCGCTGAGCCCTCTCGATGGCCTCACGGTTGAGGCGTTCGTTGTCCTCGCGAAGCTTGGAGAGGGTGCCGTTGGTCTGGGTCTTGATGGTGTCAATCTTCTCGCCCTGCTTGCCAAGAGCGTAGAAGGTACCGGCTGCGGTGGCAGCCAGACCGAGCACGGTCACGATGAGAGACGTGAAGGTAGCCGTGGCGTCCGGGCGGTGGATGGCCAGGACGACCGAACCGACGAGTCCGACCGCTGCCAGGGCTGAGAAGCAGATGAAGATGGCGGTCTTGTTCACTAGTTGTTCTCCCACATGAGGCTCATGGTCACGTCTCCGGCGACCTTGCCCACTGGCACGGTCGAGCCGTTTGCGTTGCGCTGGAGGGTCCACATACGGATGACATCTCCGGCCACGAGACGGACCACGTTGTACGCGGTCGCGGTGGCAGCCGGGACGGCTGATCCGCCGCCTCCCCACTCGTCCTTGCACAGCATGTCGGTCGTGTCCACGCCGTTGCCGTTCTTGGTCAACTGGACGCCCACGGTCGTGAAGCCCTGGCCGTAGTACTGGACGTGGGCTCCGACTGTGTAGACACCTGAGCGCTTGATGGTGAGGGCACCGGTCGTCCAGGAGGTGAAGCCGGTGTTGATGACTGGCGAGGCAAAGACATTTCCGACTACCTGATACCAGTTGTTGTGGACGATGTTCTGGTCGAAGGTTCCTCGCTGGACCGAGAACATGGGCTTGCCCAGTGCCGCCGCCTCTACGGTGTCCAGGCGGGTCATGGTTGCTGCGGTGTCGTCACCCCGTTGGTTGAGGGCGTTGTCCACGTCCTTGACCAACAGGCTGTCTGTATACGTTGCGAGGCCCTTGGCCCCGGCTGCGTCTCCTACTGCCACTGTGTGCTCCTAGCTTGTGTAATCGGCAACCGTCGTGGAGACGGAGCCGACTGTCTGCCCGTCAGGCGATGCGCCTAGCGAGCCGGTTGGGTTGATGATGAGGTTCTTGGATCGGATGGACATGACCCCGTTGCTGAGGTCCCAGTCCACGGCGTCGATGTAGCCGGACACCTGGTCACCAGGTCCGGGTGAGATGACGATTTCCTGGCCGGGCCACACGGTGTAGTTCGCTGCCGCGCTCACCTGTAGCTGTCGGCGTCGGGCCGTCAGACGCTCCAAGATGTAGGCCGCCGCTCCAGGTCCGGGGTAGGCGGTGTCCTGGTACTCGACCAGGTGTGTCTTCTGCGGCATCGAGGGTCCTGCGGAGTCGTAGGCCTCTCGCTTCTCCAGGGTGGCGGTGTCGGTCCACTGGTAGTGCACGACCACGGCGTCCGCGAACTGCGGCACTCCCCCGGCGTTACTCGCGGTCCGGCTCTTGAGGTCCGTGACCTCGTAGAGGTTGGTGCCGTAGCCGATCCTGACGGGAGACCCAGACAAGAGGGAATCGTTCTGGTCGAGGTTCCATAGCGTTGCGCTCTTACCCGGGCTGAGCCTCCACCCAAGGGCATCGAGGATCGGCGTCAGGAAGTCCCAGGCGGTCTGTCCGGGCATCCACGTCAGGGCGTCCGGGCCTCGGTCGAGGACCGGGGTCCGGGTCGAGGCGGAGTTGTTGGTGTCGCCGGTCCACTCGTAGACGTAGCTCGTGGAGTCCGTGGTGGCACCGTCGAAGAAGGGCACGACGCTGACGCCGTTGGTGTCCAGGCCGTCACCCTCGACCATGAGCACGTTCTCCCAGTAGACGCCCGCGTTGGTCCCGTTGGCGGCTCCCGAGTAGAGACGGATATTCACACTCTCGGCGTTGGCCGGGACGGTGAAGGTGACCGACTGGCGGCTGGTGGCGGCGGTGTTCGGTGCCTGAGGTGACTGTCCGACCACGACCACTTGACCGTCGATGTAGGTGTAGACCCAGATACGCCGGGCACGAGCGTTCAAGGTGCCTGGCTGCACACCGGCACGAGCGATGAAGCCACTAACCGTGTACGTCTTGCCGGGGGTCACTCGGACCTCGGCAAGCTCGGCGGCGGAGTCATTGCTGGTCGAGTTCGGGTTGACGAGCAACGAGTACTGACCAGTCAGACGGAAGCCGGTGGACGCACTAACGTTGGCCTGGAGGCCTACCCAGGGCGTGACCAAGCCATTGTCGAATGACCCGTTGGGGATCAGATTGGTGAGGGCGCTGTAGGTCGGGAATTGCTTGTTGGCTGTCCGATAGCTGAGGTTGTAGCGGCCCGGTCCAAGGACTCGGTTGAGCACCCCGACCACGATGGAATAGCCGGAGTTCTGGTATCCCCAGAAGGTCTTGATGGGCGCGCTCGTGGGTAGGGCGTAGTCCATGAGCAAGCTCTCGTCGGAGGCAAGGTTGATGCCGAGAAGGCCATCTCCTGCGTCCTCTTGAATGGCAGTGATCTTGAGGGAGAACTCACTAGCTGGGTCATTCTCGGTGCCTCGGACCTGGAGCGTGACGCGGCTGCGCGGAGCGTAGGGGTCGATGAGCGCCATGACCTCGGGAGAAGGCTTGGACACGGTGATGGTGCCACCGATGAGAGGCGCGTTCCCCTCGTCGGCATACAGGGAACCGGACACTACGTTGAGCACGTAGGACCGCCCCACGGACACGTCGGGTACGAGGAAGGCGTTGTAGACGGGGACGCGGACGGTCATAGCTCCACCTCCTGGTAGTCGATGTCAACCGTCCACAGGTACGTCTCCTGGTCGAGACGGCGGACGATAGAGCCGTCAGGGACGTACCTCATGGAGGCAAGGGGTAGGTCGGAGTCCGCGAAGCTGAGCACGTAGGTTCCTGCGTGCATGAGTTCGCAGTCCACGGCATCCTGCTCTGAGGCGAAGAGGCACGAGAGGCGTCCGCGTCGGAGTGAAGCGGGCTGGAGAGTCACGTCCTCTCCCCCACCTAGGACTTGGTGAAAGATGTTCCTTGTGTTGCGGTTGGACTCGTAGCCGGTGACCAAGAGAGGCACCACGGACCCGTAGTCGCTGCTGATTGATGAACTCACGGGACACCCATTCCTTGCCTGGACGGCAGTTGACTTTGAATGTTGTTGACTACTCGGGCGTTGACCGCCACGTCATAGCGGCGGGCACCAATGGCGTCGATGATCTGCTGCGGGTTAGCGCGGAGGTTGACGTTGGCGTTGAAGCTGGCACCGCTGAGGTCGTTCTGGAGCTTGGTCCCGAAGGCCTGAGATGAGGCGGTACCGAGCCGGGTCCACACGTCGGCGGTCTGCTGCTGCTGGGCAAGCGGAGCCTTGACGAAGGCATCGATGATTGGCGCGGCCTCGGGGCCGAGAGAGGCCACGTAGGCCAGAGCCTCATCCGAGAGAATCCCGCTCAGGGCCACCATGTTCTGCTGGTACGCAGTCACGGCGTCAGCCTGGGCTGCGGCCTCCTCTGTGTACTTCTGGAGGTTGGCAACGCCGCCCTCTACGTACTCGTCGATGGACGCTCCGGCGTCGGCGTAGCCGTCCTGGACGGCGCTGACGTAGTTCTCGATGGTCTCGGCCTTGGCTGCAAGCTCAGGTCCACCGGCTGCGTTGTAGGCCTCCTCGGAAGCCCTAGCCTGATCGGTCGCGTCCTTGGCCTTGTGAAGCTCTTCCACGACAAGCTGCTGGGCAATGGCCTTCTCGGTCGCTGCCTTCTGCGCGCCGGTCACGCTGGCGTCCGCTAGCTGCGACTCCTCCTCAAGCTGCTCAAGGTACTTTTCCTGAGTCTTGATGAGGTCATCGATGTTCTCTCCAGCACCGGCTACGGCCTGAGCGATGTCCTCGAAGTTCTTTCCGTCCGCACCCTCTACGGCCTTCTGCAAGTCCTCAAGGTTGGTAACGCCCTCCTCGGAAGTGGTGGCTAGTTCCTTGAGCTTGTCAATGACGTACTCAAGGGACGCCTCACCCTTGCCACCGGCCTCAATGAACTCGGCACCAAGCTCGGCAACCTTGGCCTTGAACTCCTCGGTGTCTTCCTTGCCCTCCTGAATCTTGGCGAAGGCAGCACCTAGACCGGCTGCTAGGAGGAGACCGGCAGCGGCTCCGGCAGGACCGAAGCCAGCGAAGGCGTTGGCGGCGACTTCCTGGAAGGCGTCACCGATGGACTCGGCGGAACCGTCGAAGCTGGCGGCAGCCTCACGGGCAGTCGAGTTCGCCTCGTCCTTGAACTCGTTGAGGCCTTCTCCAGCCTCGTCGGTACCCTTGCGGATTCCGTCTGAGATGCCGGAACCACCGTCTACACCGAAGTCCTTGGCTGCTTTGTTGACCCGCTTGATGCTGTCCTGGAGCGTGTCAATCTCGTCGGCAGCGTCCTTGGTCTCGCGCTGCGCCTTGCGCATGCCGTCCTCAAGGCCACCGCCGATGTCGTCTCCAGACTTGGCCACCTTGTCAATGACATCCTCAACGTCCTCTAGGGGGTTGATGAGTCCGGACTTGATGGCGCTGGAGAAGCCTCGGGTGTCGGCTCCGATGGATAGGTTGAATCCAGCCATTAGCCTCGTGCCCCCTTCTCGATGGTTTCCGCGAACGTGCGGAGAGTGGTCTGTGCGTAGAGCGATGCAATACGCGGTGTGATTTCTGCGGCAGCCGGGTAGACGGCCCAGCCGGATCGGCTGCGGCTCGGTAGCTGGACGCTGGCCCGGCGCTTGACCGTGTGCTGCTTGCCCTTGGGGCTGCGGCGCTGATAGGTCGTGACTCGGGCTCGGTCGGTACCGAACTCAGCGGCGCGGGCGAGCGTGGCGGGGCTGCCCCCACCGCTGAGACGGCGGGTCGAGTTACCGGACCGGAGGCGAACGTTGTCGTTGCCCACGGCCACGGTGGAGTTGCTGGCCAACACCCGCTGCTGGAGCGGGTTGCGTACGTTGGCTGACACCTCTTGGGTCCACTCGGGGGTAGAGATGGATTTGACGGCACGCCTAATCTCGCGACTCAGGTCCTTGTCGATGGACTTGAGAAGCCCCACCGTGACCTGGAGTTCCTTGCTCGTGAAGATCGAGATAGACGTAGCGGCCATGGGCTACGCCTGAGTGACGCGGGCGGGTGCACCAATGACACCCAGCGTGACGGTCGAGACGGCAACGGAGTCGATGGCTCCACCGATCGATCCGGGCTGGATGATGACCTGGGCGGAGAAGCCCTTCTTGCCGGTGCCAGCTACCGGGTACACGTCAACCTGGACAGTCTTGCCCTGGTTGTCGAAGAGGTAGTTGGAGAGGGAGTTGGTGGTGTCCCAGTCCTGCGCGAAGGTCAGTGCCAGTGCCCACGTGGGGCTGGTCGCGTAGGTGAAGACGGCAGTCGGAGCGAGTCCCTTGAAGTTGACCGAGCCAGCGGTGGGCTGGAACTCAACGGACGAGACTGCGCCCTCGTAGTTGTTGCCGGACGTGCCACCGATCTTGATGGAGGCGTTGCCCATGAGGATGGGCTGAGGTGTGACGATAGCCATTTTGGTTAGCTTTCTTTCTCGAAGGTGAAGGTGAGGGTGATGTCAAATCCGGGGTTGTTCCCCAGGACGCCCCGCTCGGCTCGGGTCCAGGCCAAGCCCTCGATGTCATCGAGTGCGTTGAGCAGAGTGAGGATTTCGTCATCCACGCGGTCGTCCGTCTCCGTTGCCTTGCCCATAGGGCTGGCGATGGTGAGCGTGTAGGTGACGATGCGGATGTACTGCGGGGCCTGAGGGAAGCGCTCGATGGTGTTGAGCGAGAGGGCCACGGTGGTCTTGGTGATGGAGTCCGTCATCTGGCCGGGCAGCACAGCCCACGTCTTGGGGACCAGGGGCCTGATGCTCTCCAGGACTGCGCCTCTCATGGAGGGGTAGTTGATTGGGTCAGCCAACGAGAGGCCTCCCTGTCTGAGGTCGGAGAAGCTGCTTGACCTTCCAATCCAGAGGGAACGGGGTCATCTGGAATGACCCCTCTCCGAAGTCACCGGAAGGCTGGACCTGTCCGGCGTTGAGAGAGTTCCTGGCCTGGAGTAGCTGGGCAGCGCGGTAGTTCGCGGGGACGGTGGCACGTGCCGGGGCGAAGGCCTCGCACTCGATGCGGGCCGTCTCCAGGAGGTTGTGGAGGGTCACGTCCTCGGCAGGTGCCTGCTCCCAGTCGGAGCGTGCGGAGTCGAGGTTGTGCCAGCCATCGAGGGCCTGGACCACGAACGGCACGCTTGGCAGAGTCACGAGCGAGCTACCGCCCAAGAGCTTGATGCGGACGTGCCAGACACCGGCCTCAGTGAGGCTGCCGGTGGGGATCGTGAACAGTACTGTCTCGTCCGCGTACACGGCGGTAACGGGGACCACGTGGCCGGTAGGGCTCACGAGGGTGACGACCGTGGTGTTGTAGCCGGTCACGTCCTCGTCGGAGATGAGGTCAACCTCAACCGGTGTGGCCGGTGAATCGTTTAGGTAGTAGGGGCCGATGGTCACGGGACTCGTACCTCCGTTCTGGATCGTGACTGGATGAAGATGGACGCCCCGGTGCGGGGCGTAGTAACGGCAACTCGGCGGGGCCGGAGTGCTGCCAGGGAGAGACCGGTGGCTGTGCTGGTGCCCTCTCCTGAGGCCAGGCCGGAGCCGGTCAGAGCGAGGGTCACGCGGGTGGTGCTGGTGCTAAAGCCGGACGCTGAGGCGCGGGCGGTGAAGGTAGGTGACCCCTCGGCCTCGGACTCACCAAAGCCTCTAGAGGACCCAGCGCTTCGGATAGCTACGAGGGCCACTCCGTCCGCTGAGCCGGTACCTGTGGGGGCCACAGACACCGTGAAGCTGGAGATGGCGGTGGCACTGCTGGAGCCGGAGGCGGCAGATGTGGCCTGGCTGCTCATGGCGGGTGTTGAGGCCTGGGCTGCCCCACCTGAGCCTGAGGAGGTCACGGCGGTGGAGAAGCTGACGGCGCTGCCGGAGGTCGAGGTGCCGGACCCTGAGACCGAGACGGACGCAGAGTAGGCGGGTGCTGTCACCTCGGCTGGCGTGTAGATGACTCCGGTCTGAGCCCAGCCGTTCTTGACTGTCGGCAGTGTCCACTGCGGCCCGGTGCTTTGGGCGGAAGTGGCTAGCTGGCTGGAGCTTGCAAAACGTGTTGTCGAGATACCCGAACCGGTCGGGACCCAAGGGCTGCTCACCGTCTCGTCGGATGAGTTGGCAAAGTAGCTAACGGCCGAGACGGCGAAGTCACCGGGTCGGATGTCGAGGCCTAGCGGGGTCGGCAGGGTGTTGACACCGTTGGCTGTAGTCGCGGTGCTGGCGGCTGTAGCCCTGACGGTGCCCGCACCTGACACCTCGTAGAAGACCGTTCCCAGGACGCTGCCGTTGGTGACCGTGGTGACGGTAACCGTGGTGGCGCTGGCTGCTGCTGCGGAGGCGGTCCAGATGTCAAGCTGGTACTGCCCCGTAGCTCCAGCGGTGAGGCTGCTAGAGGTTCGGCTCCACGTGTTGCCCGCGTTGTCTGAGACGGATGGCGCGGCTGAGGACTGGTGCTCCAAGACCAGGATCAAGGTGTTGCCCGCACCAGTAGCCGCAACCGTGATCGTTCGCGTTGCCGTGAACTGCGCACTAGCTGCGACCGACTGGACGCGAGTGATAGCCATGATCCCTAGGACTGGGTGTAGGTGACGGTGAGGGCGTAGGTGCCAGCGGTGGAGAAGCCCTGACTAGTCAGAGCGCCCCCGTCTAGGTAGGTGCCGGAGCCGTTGTGGAGTCCGTAGCCCTGGACGGTGACCCCAGCGGGAACGTCAAAGGTGACGGTCGTGGTGACCACGCCCCCGACTGCTGAGGACCACGAGGTGGTCTTGCGCGTGTACGCGCCGCCCGTAACCTCGGTGCCTGCTGACCCACCAGGGACGGTGGTGTACAGGGCAGCCGCCACGGCGGTGGAGCCGTAGGCAGAGGCCAGAGCGTTCTTGATGGTTGCGGTGGCGAGTGCCATGGCGAACCCCTTTCAGGAAGGGGCGGGGACCGGAGACAGACCGGCCCCCGCCTGGCGGGTGACTACGCGTCTGCGCCGATGAGGACGAGCGACTCGGGGCGGTCAACCATGAACTGGGTGTATCCGACCGTCGCGCGGTCGATACCACCGCGTACAACGTCCAGAGCCTCGATGTTCACGGGGCTGGCTCCGCCGACCTCGTTGAGGTGAGCGGCGGTGGACGAACCAACGAGCACAGCGGGAGCCTCAGAGAAGCCGACGTTTCCGCGTACTACGCGGTGACCGTCTGCAACTGCATCTCGACCGATGCCGAAGGCGAAGCTGACGAACTCGGGGAGCTTGTCCTTGGGGGTGTACTTGTACTGGTCCCACGCGGCCTGGTTGAGGATGGCGAAGCTGGGTGCATCCCCAGCGTCCTCGATGGCCTCGGCACCCTGGATGAGCATTCCGAAGACGTCAGGGTACTCAGCGGGGTAGGTGTCGGGAGCCTGGAGGTTGTCACCGGTGATGGCGGCGGACAGGCGGCCAAGTGTCCACTCGTCAGTGACGCGGGCGTAGCTCTCGGTCACGCGGCGGAAGAAGGCCTCAATGACCTCCTGGCCACCGGGAAGGTCGAAGTACTCTCGCGCTACGTCAACCGCAAAGCCCCACTTCTGGAGCGTGCTGGAGCGGAGCGAGGTCGAACCGGTGCCGGTGGGAAGCTCGGTCTTGTTACCGGCCCAAGGCTTTACGAGGTCGTAGGCCGTGTCCATGACGAAGCCCTTCTCCTCAATCGCGGAGATGGTTCCGTTCTTGATTAGGGAGGTGTACTTGCGCTGGTAGGTGCGACCCTGCCAGAGCTCTCCGAGCCATGCGGGCTGGAGGACGCCGGGAGATGCGAGTGCACCAGTGCCGGTGTGCTTGATGTCTGCGAGGGCAGCAAGCATGGTCTCGGCCTGGCTGTCGCCATTCTTGGCGCGGGTGACTAGTTCGAAGACACCGTTGGCGCTGGTCTCTTCCTTGACTGCCTCAGGGGCGGTTGCTGTGTTTGGAACCTGGGCCTCGGCCACGATGGTCTCCTCTTCTGTGGCCGGGGTAGCCGGCTCGGTTGATGGGTTGGGTGTTTCGTCCTCGGCCTCGGTGGGCTCGGGGGTCTCTGGGAGGCGGGCCTCTAGGACTGCCATGCGCTCAAGAAGGCGCTCAATCTCGGTAAGCTCCACGTCGTCCTCAGGGGCTACGGCGAAGAGTGCGGCGCTGGCGAAGGCACCTTCTGTGACGAAGCCAGCCCCAGTGAGGCGGGCCTTGATGCCACGTGCTCCCTCACGGACGATCCCGGCTAGCTCGGCGCTCAGCTTGCGAATCGAGCCGTCCTTGTACTGGTCCAGGAACTCGTCACCCTCGGTGGTGCGGGCGATGGAGAACGTGGCCACGAGGCCCTGCTCTGTGTCCTCGATGGAGGTGGCACGGCCTACCGGGTCGTGACGGTCGTGGAAGCGGTTGGCGGTCACGATGGACACGTCAGACGGGACGGCAACGGTGCCTCGGTCGAAGGCGATGGGCTCTGTCTGAGATGCGCTCAGACGGCTCTGCTCGCCCCACGGGAGGAGGAGGCCACGGACGGTGCGGGCCTCAGGGTCAACGGAGAAGTCTCCGGCCTCTAGGTACTCGGTCATAGCTAGTCCTCCACGGGTGCGCTCGTGGGCGTACCCGGCGCGGTCAGAATTTCGGTCTTGTCGAAGCGCACGGACTGGCCGCGCGGCACAACGGAGTCGGAGGACAGGGCGTCCTCGATGGGACCCATGAAGAGCGGCAGGGTCTCGGTCACGAAGCGGTTGGCGTTGCCCTCGGTCGTCACGTAGGTCAGAGATGCCTCAGCGGTTGATCCGTCCAAGAGGGACGCGGGGATGCCTAGGTGAGAGGCGATGTCCACACGGTTGTAGTTGCGACCGGTCATGAACATGTCGGCGTCATACGCTCCCTCGGAGCGGAAGCTGAGGCCGGGGGGCTCGTATGCTACGGAGCCCTCAGGGTCCCGGCGAGCGGCCTTGTACTGGTCAAGGAGGTCGGTGATTTCCGATTGCTCAAGCTGCGTGTCGGCGTCCGACTTGTGGCCGATGACGGTCTGAGGGACCGGGTGGTTGGCTCGGTCAACGTGACCGTTCTCTAGAGCAAGAGCACCCTTGAGGGTGCGGGCTCCGGTGTTGAGCAGACCGTCAGTCCACCCATTGATGTAGATGACTTCCTCAGCGTCAGCGGGCTTGCCAGCTACGAGGACTCTGCCCTCTTGGTCGATGGACCACTGGTCGTGCGGGACCCATGCGGCATCGAGGATCGGGGCGTGAGCCTGACCCTCCTGCTTAGCTCCACGCTGCACAGCCCACAGAGCGTGGCCGTGGAAGATGAGGGAGTCGAGCGTCCGGACAAGACGCTCCCTCGGGCTCACGAGCGTGTCGGAGCGGTAGAGGAATGACGGCTGGACAGTGACCGGAGTGCCGTTGCTCAACGCTACGAGAGGCAGCGGAGCGATGGCGGCAACGATGAGGTTGCGGCCACGGCCTACGGCAGGGATGGACATTGCACTGTCACGGCCCATGGGAAGGGCGGACAACTGCGAGCCCAGCGCCTCACTGATGATGAAGCGCTTGATGTCACTCTCCTGCGCCCATGGGCTGGCCACTGCGCTGGGCGCGGTGAACTCGTTGAGTCCACGCGCGCGCCCAGCGCCAAAGAGGTCCTTGAAATATCCCATGTTGTATCTATTATAAGGCGCAATAGATAACATGATTAGCGCACTGCAACGTATGACGCCCCGCTGCCCCAGTGATACCGGGGAAACGGGGCGTCTAGAAGTGCTTCGTACTATGCGATGCGCGGTAGCGGCTGGCGCTCTGGCGTCTCATCGAGGAAGCGGAGAGCCATGGCTCCAGCCTCCAGGGCGGTGATGTCAGAGCCGTAGTCGATACGTCCGAAGGCCCAACGGTTGGAGTCCCTGGTGCCTCGCTTAGTGGCACTGGCCACCGCCTCATTGAGAGCCGGGTGGTCGTGGTGCCGGAGCGCGTGAGTCCGGATGAGCTTGGTCACGAGGCTTGCAGCGGTCGAGACGTTAGGCCACGACTGTGGCGAAACGCGAGGCCTCAACGTACGATTCAGCCCCTCGATTTCGACGTTGGCCCCGGAGCTAGCGGAGTCATAGACGATGGTCTTGCGGTGCTTCTTGTAGATAGCTGACAGGCTCGTGCCGACCCAGCGGACCCCATCTCGGGAGTCCAGGACGGAGAGGTGAGCCAGGCCCTTGTCGTCGCGCCACGCGGCCACGATGGATGAGAATTTGCCTTCTGGGTGGATGGCAAAACCGAGTGCCCAGTGAGCCGGAAGCTCGGGCAGGTCACCGCCGACCTTGCAGGCATCCCAGTCGGTCGGGTTGATGAACCGGCTGGCAGAGCCCGCTGGCCAGAGGCACAGGAACTCGCGCTTGAAGTCGGCAAGGCTCATCCCCTCGAAGCCGTAGACCCGGACATCTCGGAGGGTCGTTAGGTTCCCGATGCCGGGGTGTGACTCCACCCACACGTCAGGATCGGAGGTGGTGCCCTCGATGGACTCCCCCTCCTCGTGGTCGGGTGTGAATGGGTTGGCCCCGTACTCGACGATGCCGCCCGTCCCGGCGCGGCCCTTCTCAAGCTGCGACCAGAGGAGGCCGGACTGAGCTTCGGCAGGGGTGCCCATCATGATCAACTGCGCTTGACCCTTGAGGGTCGAGAACGTGGGCAGGATGCCACCCAGGAGGGCCTGGCCGTGGTCCTCGGTGAACTGCTGCGCCTCATCGATGACGAAGAGGGAGTAGGCGTCACCTCGTGCCGCGTCTGACGTGGGCGGCATGATGGTCAGACGGGAGCCGGTGGCCTTCACCACGAGGTACGTCTGGCCCATGGCCACACCCATCTTGACCGGGCACGACTCGTCAGTGATGTCCCAGCGCCGCGTCACGCGGTCATACACGTCACGCATGAAGCGCTCTCGCGCCTTGACCTGAGTCTGGGCGGTGAAGCCCACCATGTAGTTAGGTCGGCTAAGCATCCGGCCCAAGATGATGGCGAAGACTGTCGTCGTCTTACCGGCACGTCGGCCTACGCAGATAGCCGTGATGACAGAGCGGGGAAGGCCCTCATCATCTAGTGCGTTGATAGCGTCAGCCATCATGTAGCCCTGCGGGTTGCGCTCCTGATACCCTAGAAAATCCATCCCCAACTCGTACTCATGGCGAAGCTGCCTTGATCCCTCAAGGCTTGAGACGTGAAGCGGTTGAAGTCCGGAGTCCCGGTACTCTGCTGGCCCGTGCTGGGTCGCAAACAAAAGCTTCTGTGCCTTCGGGCGGGGGTTATCGCGATCCTCAAAGAAGCCGTCAATCGAACGCGTGTTCGAATTTTCTGCGGTCGTCAGCCGCTCGTCTAGCTCGGGCTCAGTCATCTCGATCCATCCATGCCTGAGTCATGGCGTGGCTGATGGCACGGGTGGTCTCGGCTACACCTGCCCCGTCCATGGCCAGCGCTGCGTCCTCTGCTGCTGCTCGTGCCTGGTCGAGTGGCCAGTCGTGGTGGTAGGCGAAGGCGGTGGACATGCGGTCAAGTAGCTGGTCCAGGTCACGGGTGGTGTTGATGTAGTCCACCGTCACACCACCCTCACGGACTAGGCGGTCACTCATCCTTGTCACCTGCCTCGCGCCTCATGTCAGCCGCGAAGTTGTTGAGGAGGTCCGTCATCTTGCGTACGTCGGCTGATGCCTTGGCCGCGCGCTCGGCCACGATCTGCTCACACTTGGCCTCGGCCTGCTCCTCGGTCAGCCCCGCGTACGGATCACGGTTCACGTACTCGGGACGACCGAAGACCTTGGCCAGCCTGAGACGCAGGCCAGTCTTGCGCTGGACACCAGGACCAGCGGAGTAGACCAGGCGACCCTTCTTCTCGACTGCCACCATGCCTACTGCCATGCCCCGATTTAGCTCACGCTGCGTGTACTTCTTGATGCTCACCACGGTTGGTTCCTGCTCTCTGCGTTGCGCTTCTGCGCTCTTGCTTGGTTGGTCTTGATGGCACCTTGTGTGCCGCCGTCTGATCTGTTGCACCTGCGGTGTGCGGCACCCAGGTTGCTCATGTCATCCGTGCCGCCCTTGGCTGCATCGATGAGGTGCGCCACGTCCCACGCCTGGCCGGGGTAGACGATCCCGCCCATGACGCACCGGTTCACACACGGCATCCCACCCGCGTTGATGCGGGCCTGGAAGATGGGACGCACACGGTTGCGCACCTTGACCCACGCCCGGCTGCGGTGATGGTCGGTCATCCCTTGTCCCTCCTCGTGTGGCATGGGACACAGAGGGGGTCATAGGCGAAGACGTTGGGTGACCAGGACACGATGGATGTGGTGGTCACACCTCGAACTGTGCGTGTGTAGGGGGCGCTGTCCTCGTGCGGGTCACCGGGGCGGTAGGCCCACTGTGACGCCTGGCGTCCACAGTCCTGGCACTCGTGCGTGGTGGCCTTGCCACGGGCGCGATACACCTTCTTGTGTGCATACGCGTAGCTCACGGGTGTCAACCTCGTGACATCTACGTTGCGCTCATCATTACTCTCTGGCATACCTCAATGGTATTTTCCCCACGATTGTGTGATGAGGACGAGATGATACCTATACCCCTCTACTCCCCTGTAACCACAGGTATCTGGGCTACTGGGAAACTGGTCGAACACTTTTACTGGACCTGGACAACTAGACAAGGACGGTGGACACACTCGCTCCGCTCGTGTGTGTCCTAAGTGTCCATTTTTGCCGTGTCCACCCCCACAGCCCGCATAAGTACAGGGTTTTTGCCTTCTGAAAAGTGGACATTGGACACAGAATGGATGTCCATTTTTACGATGTGTCCATTTTTCTGGACACGCTTTGTTAGCTGAGAGAACGCCCACACCAACATGTCACCTGTTGACATATGCCTCACAATTGAGATATCGCGCCACAAGGTCAGCGAGTTCACACAAGTGAGGAAACACCCGTGTCATACACAGTCGTCGAGGTCACCATGTCCTCAGACCAGTACCTAGTAGCTCTCTACGTAGAAGATGGCCTCTTTGAGGCTGAGCGCGTACTAGCACTGGCAACATACCGAAACCCAGAAGAGAAGGGCTCCCCCAACGTCCTGGTACCAATCCATGCTGATGACCTCACCATGCACCAGGATCACCACGCGCTGAATCGTAGGATTCTCAATCAGCGACTACCTCAAGCGGTCATCCACGACCGACTACTTTGGGACGAGCTGGATGGCCACTCGTCCCTGATTGTGAGTATCGACAAGGCGACCGGCAAGTGGGTCCGCGCATGAGCGCCCCCACCCGTGAGCGTCTGGACGACATCATGATGTCCGTCCTCTTCTGGGCCACCTTCGTTGGCCTCCCTGCCCTAGCGGGGCTGATCCGATGACCGACACGTACCGCGTATCTAAGGAGACTGCCGAGTTCGGTGCGGCCACAGCGGACCTAAGCGTCCAAGACCTGATGGCCATGCTCGAACTCCAGAAGGCCCATGAGGCAGCCCGGCCCGTGGACCCTGCCAACCGGTGGACGGCGGAAGGTGTGGCCAGCTACATCGATGAGGCTAGGACTGCGCCGGACGCTGGATTCTACAAAGCGCTCTCAGCCCAGCTACACCGCAAGACGGTCGAGGCTCTGGCCGATGAGCTAATCCGCGCTGCGACCAACCCTCAGGACGAGCTACGCCTAGTCACTGAGGAGGAGGTAGCCAACCGCCCGGCTCCGCAATGGTGGATTCCGACCATGATCCAGAAGGGCACGGTCTGCGTATTTGCTGGAGAAGCCGGTATCGGGAAGACCTTCTCGATGATCCATATGGCCCGCTGCGTGGCCACTAAGACTCTGTGGTTCGGGGAGAACGTCTCCCAGGGCACGGTGCTCTACGTGGCCGCTGAGGGTGCCAGCGCCTTCGGAAAGCGTGTCCGAGCGTGGGATGACCGGCACCACACACGCCCGCCTGCGGGCTCGGTCAACTACTTGGAGTCTGGCGTCAACCTCTCCGATGAGGAGAGCGTGGCGCGCCTTGAGGCGCTGCTGGATGACCTCCAGCCTGACCTCATCATCCTGGATACCCTGAGCCAGCTAGCGGCCATCGAGAACGAGAACGATGCTGCCCAGATGTCCAAGGTGTTCCGGGTAGCCAAGCGCCTCAGGGACCACAAGGAGGGCTCAACCGTCATCCTGGTCCACCACACCAACAAGTCTGAGCGAGGTGGTGTCCGTGGCACCTCGGTCATCCGGTCCAACGCTGACACGGTGATCGTGGCTAAGTCGGGCGGCGCGGGCTTCTACTTGTCAACCGAGATTTCGGCAGACGGCAAGCAGAAGGATGGGGCTCCAGTCAAGCTGGAGGGCTTCTACCTTGATGACCACCTCGGGTCTGCGGTGGTAGCTCGGGACCACTCGGTCCAGGTCGATCAGGACTGGGTGCTCGTGAGCGCCCTCTACGAGGACGGCCTACCTCACAGCAAGACCGAGATGCGGAAGGCCTGCGGCATCGAGAAGGCAGACAACACCAGCGCCGTCTACAAGAAGTGGGATCGGAAGTATAAGAAGTGGGTCGAGACGGACAAGGTACTTGTACCGTCTGACAGTGACCCAAAGCTTATGCAGCTTCTTACCGTTCATATCAATAAGTAGTCAAGCAAGTCTCTCATATGAGAAGTTGAGCCGGAAAGTACTCTCATGTTCAGCTATCTCACAGAGTTGACAACAACGCATAGTAGGGTTTGACATATCATCCCCAGCTTGCTCACCTAGCATCCGTTACATGTCAGTACCTACCGCGCGGGTGACGCCCGCTCTCATGAAGTCATCTGAGGTAGCCAGCTACCTCTCCGTCTCACAAGCCACTCTTTCTCGGTGGCGGACCTTTAAAACGGGTCCGACTTGGATTAACCTGGGGAACCTTAAAGACCCCATCCCCCGCTACCGGCAGTCCGACCTGGACGCCTGGCTGGGCGGTCAGAAGGTAGACAACGCATGAGCGTCAAGGCTTGGGCACTGGTACTCCTCGGAGCGGCCATCGTCCTCATTCTCTTTGCCTCCCTCACTCCCAAGGCTGACCCCGTGGATGAGTGCCTGGACAAGGCGGACCTTTCGACCCAAGGCATCTCCCGGGAAGAGTGGAATGACCGCTATGACCGTGCCCTTGCTGCGTGCGAGGCCACCTCGTGAGCGTGGCCAAGACCGCTAACGGTCGGTGGAGAGTCAAGGTCAAGAGCAAGGGCCTCCTGGTCGCTGACCAGACGTTCGTCCTCAAGCGGGACGCCGACGCCTACGAGGCGAAGCAGAAGCGTGCCCTACTGCTAGGTGAGTTCGTCGACCCCAAGGCTGGCAAGGTCAGCCTGACTGAGGTGACCGAGATGTGGATGGGTAGCCGTGCCGCGTCCATCTCGACCAAGACGCACCAGACGGAGGGCTACGCTCTCGCGGCCCACCTGCCCACGACCCTCGGCAACCGGCCCATCTCCTCTATCCGCACCTCGGACCTTGATGCCCTCTACGGCACCATGCTCCACAAGCTGAGCCGGTCCACGGTCATGCGGTTCCGCAATACCCTCTCCTCTCTCTTCGGGTGGGCAGTGCGCGAAGCCCTCATCTCGAAGAATCCCGTCCTAGAGTCGCGGGTACCTCGCGGCAAGGGGCAGGACAAGAAGCAAGAGATTTACCCTTACTCTCTGGCGGAGCTCCGGGAGGTCACCGCCGACCTCACCGCCAAGCACCCGACCCTGGGTCCGGTCGCTCTCGTCCTCGGGCTCACCGGCCTCAGGTGGGGCGAGCTTGTCGCCCTCCGGGTCCGCGATGTCCAGCTAGTCCCCCGCCCTGCCTTCCGTGTCAGCCGGTCCGCCTCCGATGGTCAGGAGGTGCGGACGGTCACCAAGGGTGGATCGGCCCGGACCGTCCCGCTGGCCGATGAGGTCGTGGCCATCGTCAAGCCTCTGATGGCTGGACGCGGCCCGGATGATCTGCTCTTCGTGAGCCCCCGGGGCGAGCGCCTGAATGGTCCGAACTGGAAGCGTGCGGTGGGCTGGACTGCCCTGGCTCGTGGACGCCGTGAGCATGACCTCCGGCACACGGCAGCCACCCTCTGGCTGACCAACGGCATTGACCTCAAGACTGCCCAGACCTGGCTGGGTCACTCGACGGCCACCCTCACCGCTGACACCTACAGCCACTGGATGGGGACTGACAGTGACGCGGCTGCTCTGGCCCGGATCAACGCAGTCCTCGGGGACCACACAGGGACTAGCTCTCCGAACCTGAGAGCCGAAGGCTAA